AGCTCGACGCCGCCGCGAGCTTCTACCGCGAGGTCGAGGCCCACGCGCGCCTCGCCGAAGCCGAGGCGCTCGGCCTGGCCTGACCGGACCCCTCGGCCAGGCCTGACCGTTAGAGATGCATTATCGGGACCATTTCGGGCAGCGCCGGCGGGGGGTAAATAGTGGCTCTGACCTGCAACGTTGCGGGATCGGTCCGATGCGAATAGCGTACGAGCGCCCGTTAAGATGGCTCGGCGCCGCTGACACGGCCCGAGCCCGGATCACCGGAGGGAACCCGATGACCACCCAGACCCTACCGCGCGACTGGTCGCTGTTGCTGGACGGCTGGCGCGTCACCCTCGAGGCGGACGGCTACAGCCCGAAGTCAGTGCGGACCTACGCCGCCGGCATGGCATCGTTCGCCGGCTGGCTGGTTGCCAACCATCCCGTCCTCGAGCCGCGGGATCTCACCCGAAACCACGTCCGCGGCTGGCTCGCTGACGTCCGCGTGCGCAACGGCGCCACCACTGCCGCCACCTACTACGCCGGTGTGCGCCACTTCGCCAAGTGGCTCGTCACCGAGGGCGAGAGCACCGGCGATCCGACCGCCGGCGTGCGCTCCCCGGTGCCGAGCGAGCCGGCGACGCCGGTGCTCTCGAGCGATGAGCTCAAGGCGCTCCTGGCGACGTGCTCGAGGACGACCTTCACCGGTGCGCGAGATGCCGCCATCATCATGCTGCTGGCGGACGGAGGGCTCCGGCTGGGCGAGCTGGTCGGGCTCCAGATCGATGACGTCGATCTCGGCGCCAAGCTCGTGTTCGTGATCGGCAAGGGCACGGGCCGCCGCGGCCCACGCCACCGTTCGGTCCCCTACGGCGTCCGGACGGCGCAGCTCATCAACCGCTATCTCCGCGCCCGCGAGCGGCATCCCTTCCACGCCTCGCCGGCGCTCTGGCTCGGCGCGTTCGACCAGCCAAGCCTCAGCCCGGAGACCGTCCGCCGGATGATCCGCCGGCGTGGTGGTGCAATCGGCATCAAGGTGCATCCCCACACCCTCCGGCACACCTGGGCGAGCGAGTTCCGCGCCGCTGGTGGCAGTGAAGGCGATCTTATGCAATTGGGTGGTTGGCGCAACAGAGCCATGCTTGACCGCTATGGCGCATCGGCCGCGGCCGGGCGGGCCGCCGATGCCTATCGGAAGTTGTCGCTGGGCGATCGGCTGTAGTAGCGGCATCTGCCGCTGTTCGGTACGCTGCCGCCTATGCTCCGCCCGATGTAGCCGGCGACCGAGAGCGGAGGGCATCACCGAACCGATCGGTTCGCGCGCCACGGAAGCCAGGGACGCGGCCATGCACCCCGAGGGGGGTTCATGTCCCTGTCCCCAGAGCAACGGGCACAGTCCGCGCAGCTCGCCAATCACGCCCGCTGGTCTCGGGTGGTCGACCGGACCCGTGAGACCGCCAAGGCGCGCGACCGCTTCCTCGAGCGCTTTGAGCGCGAGGCCCGGACGGAGTTCCCCGACGCCAGCGATGAGCAGGTCGCCAGGATGGCCGAGAGCCGCCGCAAGCTGTACTTCACCCGGCTGTCGTTCCTGTCCAGCAAGGCGCGCGCCGCCCGCGCCGCCCGCAAGAGGTCCTCATGAAACGCAGGAAGCGCCCGCAAGGGGCGCTCCCCGAGACGAGGAACCTGCTGACCAAGGCAAAGGCATCGTCTGGTCAGAGGGTACTACAGGGCGGCGACCGATGAGCTCGCGCGCGGTGCTGGCCGTCATTGCCTACAACCGTGAGCCGGACTGCGACCTGACGCCGCTCGAGTTCCTAGTGCTCGTCAACATCGCCGAGCACCACAACCAACAGTCCGGGCAGTGCAACCCCGGCACTGGCCTGCTGGCCAGAGAGTGCCGGATCGACCGTCGCAACCTGGACCGAGTTCTCATGACGCTCGAGGAGAAGAAAGCCATCCGTATCGAGCGAGGGCACCGGGGCCGCGGGCACAGTCACCAATACGAGCTCATGCCCCTAGAAAAGGCGTCATCAGCACGCCTTTTAGAAAAGGCGCAGCCGACCGAGAAAAGGCGTCATGAGGACCGAGAAAAGGCGTCATCCGAGCCTCTAAAAGGCGTCATGAGGACGCATGAACCTATGAACCAACCCCGAACCGAGGACCACCGTCAAGGTGGTACCGAGGTGAGGGGTGAGATCCAGCGATCGCGCTCGAGCTCGCCTGCGCCGTCGCAGGCTCCGGCTCGCCGCTCGCGCTCTGGTGAGCTGGGAGAGCAACAGCAACTGCAAGATCAAGAGCTCGCCCAGAATGAGGAGGACGGTGATGACGTGGAGTCGTTCCGGTGCGTGGGATGCGGCAAGGCGACCGCGGACGAGGAGCTGATGGAGGTGATCGACGGCCTCGCCTGCCGGTCCTGCTACCAGACCAGGACGCTCGAGCGTCTCGAGACGCTCCTCATGGGGCCGAACGGCCCCGCCCACGGCGACCTCGAGCGCTTCGAGCGCATCTGCGATCACCTTGATGTCGATCCGCAGCAGGCGCTCGAGGCCATGCAGAACGTCGGGATGATCGCGGCGTGCGACTGCGAGCCGGGCGCCTGGCGCCTGCGCGGCTACAACACCGACTGGGAACCATGCCCGAACCAAGGAAGGGGGACGAGCTTGACCGTCGCGGAGACCACCACCGCCGAGACCACCACCGCAATCGAGCTGATCGCCGGGCGCTGCATCGCCTGCGCCGAGCAGACGGACCAGGGCAGGCACACGTACGCGGACGGCGACGCGATCAGGGTCGCGTACGTCCATGACGCCTGCGCCGCGCCAGTGAAGGAAGGACGGAGATGACAGACAGCAGCGAGTGGACAGAGATCGGCCGGCTGCCGGTGACCAGCGGCATAGTGCTGGTGATCGACCCGAGCCGCATCCTCGACGGCGACATCGACGACGTGATCGGCGACATCCGCCGTGCGATCGAGGAAAGCGGCATCGTGACCAGCGAGCTGGGCGAGGAGTACGCCTACATGGTCCGCACCGACGGTGACGGCATCGTCGAAGAACGCTACAAGGATGAGCGGCACGCAGCCGAGCTGCGCGTGCGCTTCGAGTAGTCGGGAGGGCGCGGGGCCGCGGGCGCACCGAACACCGCGGCGCCGTACCCTCCCACCAGCTACACTGCCATGAACGTAACGAACGGCACCGGATCGGATTGACAGGTCGCGCTCACGGGCTCGGTGCCCCTCCGTCAAGACGGAAAGGGGCACGCCCCAATGGCACTGATCGACGATCTCCGCGTGCAGCGCGACGCGTTGATGGCAAAGCAGAAGGCCATCCTCGAGCGCGTCAAGGCCGAGCACCGGCTCGAGCTGACCATTGACGAGTGGTCAGACTTCCAGGCGCTCGAGGTCGAGCTGGTGGCCGTGCGCGACCGGATCACCGACCTGCGCGACCATGCGCACCGCGAGTTGTTGGCCGCGGGGGTGCATGTGGCGCGGCCAGTCCCGGTCGAGCCGGTGCTCACCAGGGACCAGTCGGTCGAAGCCTGGTGCCGGGCCCGCGGGCGCCGTGGCTTCGACCACGAGCCGAGCGATCGGCCGCCGAGCTTCGATCGCTGGCTCCGCGGCATGGTCACGGCCGACTGGTCGAACGCGCAGCTCGAGCGCTCCATGTCGGAGACCGCCGGCGCTGGTGGCGTGCTGGTGCCAACGCCACTGTCGAGCCGGGTGATCGACCTGGCGCGCGCCGCGATGGTCACGCAGCGGGCCGGGATCACCACGGTGCCGATGACCAGCCAGACGCTGAAGCTGGCCAGGCTGACTGGTGAATCCACGCCCGGCTGGAAGACGGAAAACTCGGCGATCACCGCGACCGCGGACCTGTCGTTCGATTCGGTCACCTTCACCGCGCGGACCTTGACGCGCGTGGTGACGCTCAGCGTCGAGCTGTTCGAGGACAGCGACCCGACCGCGGAGGGCGTGATCGCCAACAGCTTCGCCAAGCAGATCGCGCTCGAGCTCGACCGGGCGGTCCTGCGCGGGTCCGGTACGCCGCCGGAGCCGAAGGGCATCCTGAACCAGACCAGCGTGACGCTGACGGCGCACGGCACGAACGGGTCGACGATCGGGTCGCCCCCGGCTGCCGGGGTCATGGGCTGGGAGTTCCTGGCCCAGAGCGTCGGCGGGCTGCGCGGCGTCAACTTCGAGCCGAACGCGCAGGTCATGGCGCCGCGGACGGCGCAGTCGCTGGGGTTGCTGCGGGACACGACCAACCAGTACATCAGCCCGCCGAGCTACCTGGACGGCATCCCGCGGCTGCAAACCAAGACCGTGCCGATCACCTTGACGGTGGGTACCAGCACGGACACCAGCGAGGTCTACACGGGCGACTGGTCGCAGTGCATGCTGGGCGTTCGGACCGACTTCCAGCTTTTGTTCCTCCGGGAGCGGTACCTCGCGGACAACTTGCAGTACGCCTTCCTGGCGTTCTTGCGGGCCGACGTCCAGCTCGCCCAGCCCACGGCGTTCGCGGTCGACACCGGCGTCCGAGGCTGAGCCATGCGGTTCTGGCCGCGGGCGCAACCGTGGCGCAATCCGTGGCGCCAGCAGCAGCGCGCCGGCGAGCCGCTGACGCTCGAGCAGGTGCTCCGCGGCGACAACCCGGTGAGCGACGCGGGGATCACGATCACGCCCGAGACGGCCATGCGCCACAGTGCCGTCTGGGCGTGCGTGTGGCTGCTGAGCGACGTCATCTCGATGCTGCCGCTGCACGTGTTCAAGGAGGGATCCAAGCAACCGCTGCCGCTGCCGCCGCTGCTGCGCCAGCCATCGGCCGACGCCGACCTGGCCGACTTCCTGGCCATGACGATGACCAGCTTGTGTCTCCGCGGCAACGCCTACGGCGTGGTCACCCAACGCCACGGCGGATTGCTGCTGCCGCAGCAGATCGAGCTCGTGCATCCCGACGTCGTGCAACCCCCTCGAGTCGGCGCGACCGGCGAGGACAACGTGTACCGGGTGAACGGCAAGCCGTACGAGCCGGCCGACGTCTGGCACCCGCGGGCGTACCGCATCCCTGGCTCCAATGTGGGGCTCTCGCCGATCCGCTACGCCGCGCAGTCGATCGGGCTGGGGCTGGGCGCGGAGAGCTTCGGCGCGGCGTTCTTCGGCGACCGCGATGCTGCCGGTCCCGGCATCCCCAAGGGTTACCTGCAAAACGTCGCGCGCAAGATCGGCCCAGAGCAGGCGGCCGAGGTGCGCTCCGCGTGGTTCCAGGCACTCGGCGGCCGCCGCGACCTGCCGATCCTGGGCTCCGACTGGGCGTACAAGACCGTCTCCATCGCGCCGAACGAATCGCAGTTTCTCGAGACCACGCGCGCGAACGTGGCCGTGATCGCCCGCTACTTCCGCGTGCCCCCGGAGCTGGTGGCCAGCGAGTCCGGCAACAGCCTGACCTACGCGAACATGGAGAGCCGGGACCTGAGCTTCCTCGTGTACGGGGTGACGCCCTGGCTGACGCGCCTCGAGCGGGCGATCAACCCGCTGCTGCCGAAGACCCAGTACTGCAAGTTCGCGACCGGCGGGTTCGCTCGAGCGGCGCTCAAGCCCAGGTACGACGCCTACGGCGTGGCGTTGGGCAACGGGCAGACGCCGGGCTGGCTGACGGTCGATGAGGTCCGGGCGCTCGAGGACCTGGAACCGATGGGCGAGGCGCCAGGGTTCGGGGCGGGCTCGTGATGTTCCCCTGCGTCGACTGCCGGTACGAGACCCTGGACTATTGCTGCTGGACGGGCGAGTACTACCTGGTCACTGCCGCGGTCTGGCGTGCTGCCGGGATGCGCATGGCCGACCGGGTCGGTGGTGGCCACTTGTGCGTCGACTGCCTCGAGCGCCGGCTCGGCCGCGAGCTCGAGCCGGAGGACTTCCCGGACGACGGGTTGGTCAACACGCTCGGCTGGTGGAACACGAGCCCAAAGCTGCGTGCCCTGCTGCTGCCGCGAGAACGGCCCGCTAAGGCGCGTACGGGCGCGCAGGGTACGCGGGTGCCTACCCGGCCTGGAGGCGCAGGATGAGGGCGTGGTGGCGGCGGCTGCGCCGCTGGTGGCTCAAGTACCTAGGCGGCCAGCCATGACCTACCGCCCCTGTCTTGGCTGCGGCAAGGCCATCCGCACCGGGAGCCGCTGCCCCCGGTGCGCCGGCATCCTCGAGCGGCTGAAGTCCAGGCGCCGACCGCTTCGCAAGAGCAACGCGGCCAGGCTGAGCAACGCGCAATTAGTCAGCGAATGGCGAGCCAATTACGGGGACTGGTGCCCTGGAATTCCCTCCGGAAAAGAGGGTGACCATCCCGCGCATCCCTGCGCTGATTTAGTAGCTGACCATCTAATTCCCGTCGCCATTTCGCACGACGAATTCGGTCCGCGGAGGGTTATATGCAGGCGATCGAATTCGCAGATCAGCCGGACTAATTCGCAGCGCGAGCGCGCCAATTCACGGGGGCGGCGATTTTCTGACGCGACCACCCCGCCCCCGCCCCCCGTTCCAGCCCCCGTGCCCACACAGTTCGGCGGCGCCTAAATGGCAAGGGCCGGCGCAAAAGGCCTGGTCAGAGCCTCGCAGCTCGATCTGCGGGGGCTCCCGAGTGGTGGCGGCCGTCGGGTGTGCGCCTTCATTGAGAAATATGCCCGTGTCCCTAATGGGCAGGGCGCGCTGCGCCAATTCAAGGTCCGCGACTGGCAGCGCGAAATGATTTCCCCTATTTTCGACGAGCCGCGCCCGCGCCAGTCGCTTATTTCGATCCCCGCCGGCAACGGTAAAAGCACGCTGGCGGCGGCAATTGGGCTCTACGGTTTAATGGCTGACGGCGTGGAAGGCGCGCAGGTTTTAGTGATCGCTGGCGACCAGCGGCAGGCTGGAATTGTTTGGAATCAGGCGCGCCGAATGGTCGAGCTGAACCGCTCGCTCAAGGCGCGAATCCACGTCCTCAAGAGCGCATTGAAGGCGCCGCAGCATGACGCGATCTTCGCGCCGTTGCCGAGTTTGGCCGATGCGCTCGAGGGCTGGCGGCCGAGCCTGGTCATCCTGGACGAGCTGCACGTGGTGAGCACCGACGTGTACGAGGCCATCGCGGCGCGCCTCGCCAAGCAGGAGCACGGGCAGCTCGTCGCCTTCTCGACCCCGCCGCGGGACGGCAACACCGACGGGTCGGTCATGTGGAAGCTGGTCGAGAAGGGGCGCGACGGGTCGGACCCGTCGTTCTTCTTCCGGGAGTACGCCGCGCCGGCGGGGTGCGCGGTCGACGATGAGGAAGCCTGGGCGATCGCCAATCCTGGGATGGATGACCTCGTGCATCGGGATGCCCTGCGATCCACCTGCAAGACGATGCGCGAGAGCACCTTCCGGGCGTACCACCTGGGCATGTGGCCGACGCTGGAGGCGAGCTGGCTACCCGCGGGCGCGTGGGATCGGTGCGCCGCGGCGCAGGCCCGTACCGATGGTGCTGACGTCGTGCTCGCCCTGGACGGGTCGTTCAGCGGCGACTCCACCGCCCTCATCGGTTGCACGATCGAGCCGGTGCCGTACATCTTCGTCGTGGGGCTCTGGGAGCGACCTGACGGCCACCAGGGCGATGACTGGCGCGTACCGGTGTTCGATGTCGAGGACGCCATCCGCGAGGCGTGCCGGCGCTTGCAGGTCCGGGAAATCGCCTGCGACCCCTTCCGCTGGACGCGCACCATGCAAGTGCTCGAGGGCGAGGGGCTGCCGGTGCTCGAGTTCCCGCAGAGCCCTGCCAGGATGGCGCCGGCAACCGCCGGGTTCTACAAGGCGGTGGTGGATCGCGGGCTCCGCCAGGATGGTGATCCGCGGCTGGCGCGTCACGTGGCCAGCGCGGTCCTCAAGGAAGACAGCCGCGGCGCGCGCATCGTCAAGGAGTCCAGGCACAGTCAGCGCAAGATCGACGCCGCCGTCTGCGCGGTCATGGCCTACTCGCGGGCGGTCGCGCTGGTGGAGGAGTCGAGCTGGCTTGGGGTGTACTAAAGGGGGCGAGCCCTGGTGATCGAAGACCTCGATGACACTCCGCGCGACGTGATCGCGCTCTGCATCGCCTTCCAGACGGGCGACCTGGAAGGCGCCGGAGCCATCCTCAAGTCGGCCAACCTGCTGCTGCTGGTCCCGGCGTTCGCGGCGTTCGTGAATCAGCGGGGCCGGCGTGAGGCCGGGAGCATGGACGCTTGGATCGACCATCTGCGCGAGATGCTGCGGCGACGGTCCGGCCGGGACGGATGACCGGCCGTCCGGCGGTACGGGGCTGACGAGTCGCCCCTCCTATCCGGCCGCCGGACGCCTGCAAGCGCAGCGAGGGCGCTAGGACTGCGCCTCGTGCTCGATCACGTCGCGCAGTTCTGCCAGTGCTTCGGGACTGAGTAGCCTGCTCGCCCATCCGAGCACTTGCGCATCGGTGGCGCCGAGCGGGACCAGTAACATCTGAAACCCCGTCTCGTCCGGCGGGAGTGTCCTGAGCCGGACGCGGCGGACGAGGGACGAGACCTCGATAAACGGCTCCATGAGGTGATCGAGTCTGCACGGGCGGCCATTCATGGTCAACTTGGTCAGTGGCGGCCAGGTCCGGCCGAGGTGCTTGCAGTGCTGCCCTGTCTGGCCAGACTTGGCCGCATGACCAGCGCGAACGACGCGAACGACGAGCCGTTCCTGACCGAGCCGGAAGCGGCCGAGGTCATCCGCGTGTCCGCCCGAACGCTCCGACGCTGGCGCATCGCTGGCACCGGACCGCCGGTCGCCGGCTACGCCGGACGTCGCGCGCTGTACCGGCGCTCGGAGCTACTGGCCTGGCTCCGGCGGCAGCGAGGGCGGTAGGCCCGCGATCCTTCCGCGATGCTTGATCGCCCCCCCGGCGCCGCCCTCAGGCTCGTTGGCGTGCTTAGCGCCGGGGGATTCGCGTCCTGCTCGTGTCCCGTTAGAAACGCGCGGACGCTCGCGTTTGAGCAGGTCAACGCCCTGGTGGGGACAGCGCTCCCAAGGCATTAGAGATGCATTAGTCGCGCCTGCGAAGGTGCGGGCATGCGCTTCTCGACCCGGTACCCGAGGCACCTGTCGGCTCGCTCTCCCCGCGAGCGGGGCACGGTGCTCGGCCAATTCCTGTTGAT